CTACAACCTTATCCAACGTTGATTTATTGCCAATATTCCACAGGATTTTTCTTTTAATCGGGTTGCGCAAAGTACAATATCCAACACCCGAAGAGGATGTTTTTAACTCAAATTTTATTAAAAAAAATTATGGGCATAAAACGACAAACGAAATAATCGAAGCTTTTGAATTGGCAGTAACAGGAAAACTTGACGTGGATGTCAAACACTACGATCAATTTACGCTGCCTTACTTTTGTAAAATTATGGACGCTTACCGAATTTTTAATAATGAGCGCATCCTGGCAACGCCACCGCCAAAATTAAAAGAAATCGCTTACCAGATGACAGACGAAGAGCGGTTAAACGAAATCGAAGAATGGCGCAAAAAAGATTACGATTTTAAAATTTTACCTTTGTACTTGTATGATTGGCTTTTAAAATACTCACTACACGCAATTACAGACGATTTAAAGGCTGATTATTATCAAAGGGCGGTAAGAGTACACGAAAACGAATTAAGGCGAAATTTCGAGCTATTTGGCGAAAAGCAACCTTATGCGGATTTTCTAAAATTAAAGGCGAATAATTTTGAAAAAATCAGCGACAAAGATTTGACAACAATAAACAATATTTTTAAACGAATTTTTATAAACGAATACTTATGCAAAGAGTTATAAATTTCAGTGGTGGCAAAACATCGGCTTACATGACTATTCAAGAATATAAAGACGGCGATTTAGTTATTTTTTGCGATACTGGGCGCGAACACCCAAAGACGTACAAGTTTATAAATGATTTTGAAGCGTTTGAAAATATACCAATTATTCGTTTAAAATATGAAGGTGGGTTTGAAAATTTAATTGAAAAAAGAAAAGCAATCCCAAATAATTTTAAAAGATTTTGCACTATTGAATTAAAAATAAAAACCGCAAGGCGTTATTTACGTAGTTTAAAAATTAGCAAATATGAAAATTTAATTGGTTTTAGATACGATGAGCCGTTAAGAGTTGCGCGACGTAAAAAAATGTGGGTTGATGTAACAGATAAATTTCCTTTATTTGAAAGTAAAATTGATAAAAATCAAATAAATGAATATTGGAAAAACAAACCTTATACGCTTGAAATACCTTCTATTTTAGGAAATTGTACTTTGTGTTTTATGAAAGGGAAAAATGCAATAATTAACATTTTATCAGTTTACCCAGAATTAGCGGACGAATGGATAGCAGACGAGGAAAAAATGAAACCTTATAGATATTTTCAAAATATAAGTATGTTGCAAATGAAACAGATTGCACAAAATAATTTATTTAAAGAACAAGATTTAACACAATTAAGTCCAGCGTTTGATTGCGCGTGTACTTCATAAAAATTAAACAATGAATTTCAGCGATAACACTTTTTCACTTGCAAAAGCATTGCATCACATCAATAACGCCAAGATATATTTCGAGGATGTTAAACGCGATTGCGCTTCATCAACAAAGGATTTATTTAATTCGTACATTATAAAATGCGATATAATTATTAATTCAATTGACCATAAATTAACGGATAAAAACAGGGCGATATTAAAAAAAGAGTTGGCTGATTCGTTTATAATTGAAAGCATAAATGATAAAATAATTTATCTAAATGAAGACCAGCGCAACGAAGTAGAAAACTTTATTGATAACTTTATAAAACAAAACAAAAAATGATTTTAGAAAATAATAAAATTTATAATATTGACTGTTTAGAAGGTTTTAAAAAACTTAAAAATAAAAGTATTGACCACGTTTTTACATCCCCACCATACAATAGAAAAAGAAATGATAAGTATCAACATTATAACGACCAAGTGGAAGATTATTATAGTTGGCTTTGCAATGTAATTGACGAATCATTAAGAGTTTCAAAAGGTTTTGTTTTTTTTAACATAATGAAAAATTATTATAATAAACAAGATGTTTTTAAAATCATTGGGAATTATGCAGATGAAATTGTTGATATAATAATTTGGGAAAAAACAAACCCACTACCAGCAAACGGGAAAAATATAACAAATGCCTATGAATTTTTTATAATTTTTGGAGATAAACAATTAAAAAGCAATAAAACATACACAAAAAATATTATATCAACTTCGGTTTGTGGCGATATGACTAGCGAACATAAGGCAATTATGAAACAAGATGTTGCGGAATGGTTTATAATAAACTTTACAAATGAAAACGACACTATTTTAGATTGTTTTATGGGTAGCGGAACAACTGCAGTAGTATGTAAATTTAATAATAGAAATTATATTGGCTTTGAATTAATTGCTGATTATGTAAAATTATCTGAAATCAAAATAATTAGTAAACTTGGATTATTTATTTAAATTTTATAATGATAAAACGAACGGATAGCAACCACGCGGAAATAATAAAAGCACTTCGCAAAATACCTAATTTAAGTGTATTCAGTACGCACGAAGTAGGCAAAGGCTTTCCAGATATTGTAATAGGTTACAAAGGCATAAACTATCTAATCGAGATTAAAGATGGAAAAAAACCACCTTCAGCCCGTAAACTTACTGATTGTGAGGTAAAATTTCACCACGAATGGAGCGGTCAAATTTCAATAATAAAAAATTTAGATGAATTATTAGAAATAATATTATAACTTTAATTTGTGAATTGTAACGACATTATAACAGAGTTGTATAACAATGACAAGATAAACGAACTTATCGGTAAAATTCAACCCGCTGAACTTCAAGCGGATTTAAAACAGGAACTTGCAATTGTGTTGCTTGAATACGATTGCAACAAACTAAAAAAAATATCAAAGGAAGGCAATATTATAGGTTTTGCAATGCAGATTATCTGGACTATGGGCACATCAAACCGCAGTCCTTTTTATAACAAATATAGAAAAAACGAAATTGAAAAAGCGTTTAATTACATTGCTAGTCAAAATGGTAATTCGATACCATTACGCACGGTACAAATTGCGGAAAAAATTTTACAAACAAAACTTGCGGGGAATCCTATGGAGGCGCACGAAAGCATAATTTTTAATAAATATGTGGAGTTGCGAAGTTGTGTTGATGTGGCAAAGTATTTTGATATTCCAAAGGATCATGTATTTGCGGTTGTAAAGAAAATGAAACACGAATTAAAAAAGGCTATAAATGGATAAGTTAATTATTATCGTTGCATCTATTTCATTTAGTTTTTACTTTATTGAGATTGCAGGAATACCGCAAGCGATTAAAAGAAAGTTAAACTACGGACGCTTTCAAAGATTAAAACCGTTGGACTGCCTTACTTGTTTATCGGTTTGGGTTGCGGTGTTTTTATTTTTTTGCCCAATTTTGACAAGTCAATTTTTGGCAACTATTTTTATTTCTGGCATAATCGCAAATTATATAAAATGAATATTTTAGGAATAAGTCACCCAAATAGCGGATGCGGTTATCACAGAGTTTGTTTGCCGATGGGTTATATGGATAATATTACAGGCGTTATATCAAACTATCCAAACGAAGAAATGCTTTCTCAAAACTACGATATACTTTTATTTAATAGGATTTCACTTTGGGATAATAACCTAAACGCTATTCGCGAAGCTATTAATTGTAAGATTGTGTGCGATATGGATGACGATTGGATTTTGCCATCTAATCATTTAAACTACCATCAATACAAAGAAATGATGGGGCGCATTGAAAATAATCTTTTAATGGCTGATTTAGTAACCTGTACAAATGAGCGTTTAGCTGAGCGCATTTATCCTTTTAATAAAAGCGTTGAGATATTCCCGAACGCCTTACCATTTGGCGAAGGGCAATTTTTACCCGATAAAAAAGAAAGCGAACTAATACGAATATTTTGGGCGGGGGGTTGCACACACGAACACGATTTACAAATTTTACAATATCCTTTACAGCGTTTAGTTGGGAATAAAAAAATTAAAATGGTTTTAGGCGGTTATACTGATGATGATGCGAGCCGTCCAATTTGGAATAAAATGCTAAATTATTTTACGGCAAATAAAAAAATACCGTTTGACGCTTACGCTGGAATGAGACCAACTGAATACATGGAGATTTACGAAAACGCCGATATTATGTTAGTGCCTTTGGTAGCAAATAATTGGAGTCGTTGCAAATCAAATTTAAAGTTAATTGAAGCGTCGGTTAAAAGTATTCCTGTAATTTGCTCAAAGGTTGAGCCTTATAGTATGGATGCAGACGCCCCTGTATTATGGGTTGAAAAACAAAGCGATTGGTATAAACATTTAAATTTTTTAATAAACAATGAAAAAGCAAGACAAGATTACGGCGAAGCGCTCGGAGAATGGGGGCGAAGAAAATACAACCTTTTCGACATTAACCCCCGACGTCGCTCCACATTTGAAAGTATTACAAAAGCATAAACATATTTACGACCTTTACGCTCAAACAGGCGAATTGGTTAATTTTAGCGCCGATATTCATAACGAAGTAATTGAGTCTTATCGGGTTGTTAATCCGCATTATCATTATAATCGTAATTGCCCAGCGTGCGTTTGCGATATGTTAAAAGACGTTTACAAATACTATAACTCAAAAATATGAAATACATACACCCGAGCGCAGTTATAGGAGAAAATGTTATTATCGAAGACGATGTTTACATAGGTGCTTATTGTGTTATAGGAATGCCTGCAGAATGGAAAGGCAAAGAACATATTGACAAAGGTGTTTTAATCGGCAAAGGAACTCGAATAACGGGAATGGTAACAATTGATTCAGGCGCGGAACATCAAACGCAAATCGGCGAAAATTGTTATTTAATGAAACATAGCCACGTTGGACACGATGCAATAATTTGTAACGGCGTTACTTTAAGTTGTGGGGCTAAAATTGGCGGGCATACTATAATCGCAAAAAATTGCAACATAGGATTAAACGCCGTTATACATCAACGTCAAATAATTTCAGAGGGTTGTATGATTGGAATGGGTGCGGTAATTACTAAAAAATTAATCACAACGCCTTATAAAAAATACGCTGGTAATCCAGCAAAATGTATAGGCGATAATCTTATAAAATGAAAGTAGCAATATTATTTCTGGATTACTTTAGACACGAACACACAAAACAAGCTTTGCAATCAATATCAAATGCTGGTTATCCTTTTGATTTATTTACTATTCAACAAAAAGGAATTGCAAAAGCAATTAATATAGGGATTGATTTAACTAAAAATTACGATGCAATTGTTACCTGTGCAAACGATATTGAAATGCCTGATAATTGGTTAACTCAAATGGTTAAATATTCAACTACAATTGAACAAACTGGAATGTGTGGGATACATTGCGTAGAATCAATAGATAAATTAATAGAAATTAACGGCTTATCTATACATCCAACATTTACTGCATTTGGTAACGTTTTAATTCCACGTAAAGTAATTGATGAAATAGGTTATTTTAACGAGGATTACGACCCTTATGGCAGACAGGATGCAGATTTTGCTTATCGTTTAAATAAACTAAATTATATTAATTACTACATCCCTAATTTACAATCTAAACATATTGGTCATGATGTAGGAAATGGAACTGATTATAGAAAGATGAAAGATGAAGGGTTAGCGTTATCGGAAAACAAATGGAATTATTGGTGTGAACATTATGATAAAACTCAAAACTATACAATATTTGAAAAGCAAATGATATGAAACTATCTAAAGTAAAACCAAACCCGAACAACCCCAGAATAATTAAAGACGATAAGTTTAAAAAACTCGTTAAATCAATAAATGATTTTCCAAAAATGTTGGCTTTGCGTCCAATCGTAGTTGATGAAAACTTTATTGTTCAGGGTGGCAATATGCGATTAAAAGCATTACAAGAAATAGGGTTTAAAGATATTCCAGACGAATGGGTTAAACAAGTCGCAGACCTGAGCGAAGATGAAAAGAAACAATTTATTATAAAAGATAACGTAGGTTTTGGCGAATGGGATTGGGACGATTTAGCTAATAATTGGGACGCAGAACAATTAACGGAGTGGGGTTTAGATATACCACATTTTGCACCATTTGAAAATGATGAAGTAGAAGGCGAAGAAAAACAAAGTTTTAAAATCGAAGTTATTTGCAAAGATTTAGAAGAACAGGAAACGAGTTATAATGCGCTAATTGAAAATTATGAATGTCGGAAACTATGAAGCCACACGTTAGAACATACCTAAACCATTTCGGCTTTGACCAAACAGATTTTACGCCTTGCGAAGTTTGCGAATCAAAGGCGGTTGATATCCACCACATACACGCTCGCGGAATGGGTGGCACAAAAAAAGCGGATAACATTGAAAACTTAATGGCGCTTTGTAGAAACTGCCATATCGAATACGGCGATAAGAAACAACACATTGATTTTTTAACCCAAATACACAAAGACAAATGCAACTCACGTTAAAACATTATAACATTACAACCACTATTGATATGCCTAACGATGTATCTTTAGACGAAGTATTTGACCAATTTAACGCTTTGCTCATATCGGCAACGTTTCAACAGGAAAGCATTAATAATTGGATTATAGACAAAGCCGACGAATTAATCCAGGATAAAAAATAGTGAAATAAAAGAGAGAATATGGCAAATAATCAAAACTTGAAACCATTTAAAAAAGGCGAAGTTGCAAACCCGAACGGGCGACCGCGTAAGTATGTTTCAATCTTAAAAGATAGCGGTTATAAGTTGAGCGAAATAAACGACACCATACAGAATATGATGGCGATGGATTTAACCGAATTGGGCGAAGTGTTTAAGAATCCAAAGGGAACGATATTAGAAAAGACCATTGCAAACGCTATGAGAAAAAGTTTGGAGAAAGGCTCATTGTATTCGCTTGAAACATTATTAACCCGTGTGTATGGCAAGCCAAAAGAAACGAGCGCAGTAACTACTGACGGCAAAATAGAATTTATTGTAACCAAAGGAAAAACAATCTTATAAATATGAAACTATTAACACAAAACAGCGATTTAAAAAAAAGCGGTATTTTCGGTTGGACAATACCAGCTCATTGGGTAAATTTAACAGACGGCACTAAATTTAATACTTGCCCAAACGCTGGGGTTTGTGCTGCATTTTGTTACGCTAAAAATGGCACTTATAATTTTAGTAACGTTAAAAAATCGCATATTGAAAAGTTAGAATTAGTTTTAAATAATCGTATAGAATGGAAAAGATTAATGAATGAGGAGTTAAGCAATAAGAAATACATAAATAAATATATTAGAATACACGACGCTGGAGATTTTTTTTCTTTGGATTACGCTTTAGATTGGATTAAAATAGCAAATAATAATACACAATGTATTTTTTACACGTATACAAAAGAGGTTGCAATGTTTAAAGGTATAGATTTACCAAAAAACTTTATTGTAATATATTCTTTTGGGGGCAAGCAAGATAGTTTAATAGACAAAAATAAAGATAGGCATAGCGACGTTTTTTCTAATTACGATGAAATGATTTTAAAAGGTTATAATGATATTGGCGAAGATGATAAGCAAGCTGCAATAAATGAAAATTTTAAGGTTGGATTGTATAGGAATAACATACCACATTTTATAAAAAAAATGAAAGGTAAAAATTTTAGTGACTATAAAAGTTAAAATAATGTGGCGAGTATATTTATTTATGTTTATTGTAACAGTAATTATTTCTTTATTGTGGGTACATATTATTGATAAGCACAAAAACGAAAAGTAACCGTACTGCATACCATTTTCCCGACATCGGGAAAATGTTTAAATAGTAAAAATTAATGAAAATACCGATACCGGAATTACACATAAACCAACAAAAAATATTTGATTGCGAATCGCGGTTTAGGGTTGTTATGTGCGGGCGAAGGTTTGGCAAATCGGAACTTGCACAATTAGAAATAATCTTTGAAGCTATTAAAGGCAATAGCGTTGCTTACATCACACCTACTTACCAACTAGCAAAAACCTTTTTTAACAAGCTAATAAAAACAATACCCTTCGAAAATAACAAATCCGATTTAACCATATCGTTTCCCAACGATGGCAATGTAATGTTTTTTACAGGCGAACGATTAGACAATTTAAGAGGGCGAAAATTCCATTTAGTAATTATAGACGAGGCTTCTTTTATTCCTAATCTTGAAGATGGATGGCTTAACTCAATCCGACCTACCTTAACCGATTATAAAGGGCGTGCGCTGTTTGTCTCAACTCCCAAAGGTAAGAATTACTTTTACTCATTGTTTATGAAATCGGACGGCAACGACTGGCAATCATTTAAATTCAGCACATACGATAACCCTTACATTGATCGCACCGAAATAGACGATGCAAAAACACAATTGCCACCTGCAGTATTTGAACAGGAATACATGGCTAACGCTATGGAAAACGCGAGTAATCCGTTTGGCAACCAGCACATTATCGACTGCATCCGACCATTAAGCGTTTTACCTGTGGCGTATTATGGAATAGATTTGGCAAAGTCATTTGATTACACGGTTATAATTGGACTAGATGCAAATGGACACGTTGCACACTATGACCGATTTCAAAAAGATTGGGCGCAAACTAAAGAAACGATTTTAAGGCTCGATAAAAGCAAACCTGTTGTAATTGATAGTACGGGCGTAGGTGATGCGATAACGGAAGATTTACAGCGCCATTTTAACGCTATGCACGGGTTTAAATATACTTCATCTAGTAAGCAACAATTAATGGAGGCTTTGGCTTCATCAATACACAAACGCGAGATATTTTATCCAGATAACGAAATTAAAAGTGAACTAGAGATATTTGAATATCAGTACACGGCAACGGGTGTACGATATAACGCTCCAACGGGATTTCATGACGATTGTGTAAATGCTTTGGCTTTAGCGAATAAATGCAAAAACAATTATAAACACGCTGGAGTTTATCGCTTCATCTAATTTTCTCAAAAAAATCTATATTATATTATGAAGGTTACAATTTCAAAGTTTCAAGAACTTTACAAGATTAGCTTAATGGATATTAACGAGGCTGAAAAGTCGGCTTTGTTAGTTCAAGAATTTACAGGCTTAAGCAATGCACAGGTAAATAAAATGCCTTTAAAAAAGTTTAACACATTATGCGCAAAAATTAATAAAAAGTTTGAAGCGTACGGTGTAGAATTAGATAATAAGAAACCGCAAAAATATGTAGCCGTTAAAGGGCGTTTGTATTTACTTGAATACGATTTAGCAAAACCACCAATGAACGCGGGGCGTTATGTTGAACTAGCGACATACAGCGAAGATGTAATATGCAACCTTAACAAGATCATGGCTACAATGTGCACACCTTTAAAATTTACTATTAAGGGTTTAAAGCGCAAAGAAAAGAATCATAGGCAAGTAGCTGAGGATATGCTCGATATAGATTTTGAGGTGGCGTATCAAGCGTGTGTTTTTTTTTACGCTGTTTTCAGCAAATCAATTCAGGCTTCAGTTACTTATTTCAAAACAATAGCAACGGACACGGCGAAGGTGGAGGAGGTGTTGACGAATTTAGCCGAGTTTACGGATGGCTTTATAACTGCAAAATGGTATCGGAATTTGAAGGTATTAGCATAAACGAGGCGTGGGATTTGCCGGTGTTTCAATTCCTAAATGATTTGAGTTATTTAAAGATGAAGCGCGAAATAGATAACGAACAAGAAAAAAAACTATTAAAAAAACATGCCCATTAATATAACAGAATCGCAAAATATCCAAATCAATAACGGATTTGTAGGTAGTGTTGGTAGTTTTAATTTTAGCGAAGATGTGGCAAAAGAATTAAACTCCTTGTTGATTGAGCGTGCTGAATTATTTAAGGATGTTTGGCTAGAGCAATTAAATAGTAAAAAGATTATTGCATCTGGTAATATTGAAAACGTAAATTATGAAATAGTGCAAGCGGGTAGTTCTGCAACTTTAAATATTAGATTTCCGTATTATGCAAAGTTTCAAGATGAGGGGGTTATGGGTTGGATTAGTAAATCGCCACAAAGTAGATTTAAGTTTAAGAACAGTTATACAATGAGCGCTGAAGGGCGCAAATCTTTATCAAATTGGTTGCGTAGCGCAAAGGCAAAGGTTAGAACAACAGACGTTCAAAAGTACGGAGCGCAAGGGGTTGAAAAGAAATTTAAGCGCATAAGTGAGTTTGATAGAAATTTAAACAGGTTGATTTTTAACATAAAATCATACGGTATTAAACCACGTAATTTTATCGAGCCAACGATTAAGAAAAGTTTACAAGGCTTCGAAAAAGAACTTGGCGAGGCAATAGGCAAAACAATAACAATTAATATTTTTAAATGAGTATAACATTAATAAACCCTTCAGGTTACCCATCCGCTCAGGATAATCTTTGGTCGATTGCTTATTCTAGCAATTCAGGGCAAGTAGATTTTAAATATGTTTTTGATGTGTTTGTTGATAGCGTGCAATTAGTACGAACAAAAGTATTCCCCGAGCCGTCAAACGGTCGAGGTTACTTTGACGCTATGCCTGTAGTATCAAATGAAATTACTTATGGTTGGTTTAATCCTGCAAATGCAACTCAAGGTTTACCATTAACTCAAAGCGATACATTAAATCAAAAAACATATCAATTAAGAGTTGGCGAAGATTACAGCGGAACGACTTATTTAAATTTAGTATCGGGAAACGTAACTACTTATAATTACAGCGCACCATTATTTAAACGCCGTCAAATTAACATAGGGCAAAAAGACGGCAACTGGCTAACAAATAGACCATTAAGAATTAAGGCAAAACGTACTGATAAAATATTAATTCCTTTTTTAGATATTGTTGGTGTACATTTTTATCCTGAAGTAAAAAGTTATAACGCAAGTAATGCTTTAATAGGAACATTTACAGATAGCTTTTTTGAAGTTTATAAATATAATCAAGTGGATATTGGAGTTGAAGCAATCAATAAATATTGTACATTTTTATCAGTACCGCAAATAATAACTAATGCAACCGCTTATTATACTGTTCAAATGCTAAACACTCCAACGGTTTCATCTATTATAAGAGTGGATATTGATTGCAACCCGATGTACACGCCTATTAACCTTTATTTTATTAACGCCTTTGGAATGTTCGATACGGCTCGTTTTGATTTAGCCTCGAGGCTTACAATGGACGTGGAGCGCAAAACATTTGAGCAACGTAATTACACCTTAAATAATTCAAGCGTTGATTATTACGATGCTAATAACGTTTATAATGAAAGCAAAATAAACTACGGCAGTAAAACAAATCATTCGTATAAATTAACAATGAATTACCCGAGCGATGCAGAATATATCTGGCTTGCAGAATTAATTGTAAGTCCGCAGATTTACGCGGAAATAGACGGCAATTATTACCCGGTTAGTATCAAAGCGAATAATTACGAATATTCAACTTATACAAACAACAGATTAAGAGCTTTGGAAATAGACATTGAATTAAATCAAACACGCTACAATTTTAAACGATGACAAGGATTTTTATTGAAGATAATGAGTTGGATATTAATGCGGGTTTTTCGCAGTTGATAAATTATTCTATCGACGATCTAAACAATTTAGATAGCAAAACAACATCCTTTACAAAAACAATTGTTTTGCCGGGCACTTCAAAAAATAATCGTTTACTCGGTAATATATTTGAGTTTGCTAACTCAAATTTTACTGTAGATGGGCAAAATGTTAAATATAATTTCAACGCAAGCAAATCAGCGAAAGCACGTATTGAGGTAAATGGATTACAGGTTATAAAAGGCACTTTGCGTTTATTGGAAATAATTATTGACGGCGAATTTGTAGAATATGAAATCGCTTTGTTTGGAGAGTTAGGCGGTTTCTTTTCAAAGTTAGGCGCGAGTAAATTAACCGATTTAGATTTTAGCGCATACAACCATCAATACAACGTAACAAATATTGAAAATAGTTGGAATAACGATGCATCAGGAACTGGTTATTATTACCCTTTAATTGATTATGGAAACACATCGCCAACAAACGATGCTAACTTTTTTAAAAAATCATTTTATTATACAGCATTTCGTCCCGCTTTCTTTGTTCGTGAATACATAAATAAAATAATAACGAGTGCGGGTTATACTTGGGAATCGGACTTTTTCAATACTAACTTTTTTAAACGTTTAATTGTACCTAACAATCAATCGAGATTGGCATATAAGAAAACAAGAATTTTTAACGGCGTACCTTCTGGAGTTATTGGAAGTGGTGGCATACCAATTATAAATCAATTAGAGGCAAATTTTACAAGTGCGGATAATAAAACTTGGACTTATACAGGTGCGCAAACATTTAGTGGCTCGGTTAATTTAAAATTGGCTGGAACTTGGCGAATATCAAACCAAGCAATATTAGGGAATAAAGTAGTTAGATTTAATCTGTATAAAAATGGAGTTTTTTTGTGTAACGATAACACATTTTTTGGCATGCCACCTTCACAAATTGGGGGTTTAGGCAATGCGACTACATTAGTTCCATTTAGTTTTTCTGTTAATTATGCCCCGTTCAATTCATTCTTTACACTTGCAACAAACGATACATTTTCGGTAACAATGGATAGCGTATCTGGTACGGATGCAATAAGCGTAAACATAACAGGTATATCAATGACGTTAGACGGTAGCCCGACATTAACACCTGCAAATTATAATGATAATTTAATTGTTTCGGATAGTTTACCAAAGGGAATATTACAAAAAGATTTCTTTGCATCAATACTCAAGATGTTCAATTTAATGGTAACCGAAGATAGATTTACCGAAAAGAAATTAGTAATTGAGCCTTATGTTGATTTTTACGATACCGACCGCACAACCTACCAAGATTGGAGCGATAAAGTAGATAGAAGCCAGGTAATAAAAATTAAACCTATGAGCGAAATAAACGCTCGATATTATGACATAAAGTTTAAACAAGATGCGGACTATTTTAATGAGCAGTATAGAAAAAAGTTTGTTGTAGGTTACGGCGATTATCGTTTTGATAATGAGTTGGAATTTGCCAAAGATACCAGCACAACAGAAGTTATATTTAGCGCATCGCCTTTGGTTGGTTATACTGGTAATGATAAAATATTCCCTGCAGTTTATAAGCTAAATAATGGTACGGAAGAAATGATTGAGCATAATATTCGTATTATGCAAGCAAAAAAAATAACAGATCGTACAAGTTGGAAAATATATTCAAATGCTAGGATTTTTAATGTGCCTGTTTCTTATGGAACTTATACGGCTTATGGTTATGCGGGACATTTAGACAACCCATTTAACCCAAGTTCCGATTTAAACTTTGGAATACCAGAACAATTAAATTTTTTATTAACAACAGGCACATTATCAAACAATTTATTTAATACGTATTACTCGCCATACTTTGCGGAAATTACCGATAAAGATTCAAGGTTAGTAACGTGCAAAATGAAATTAACAGAGCGCGATATTAACACGCTAGATTTTACAAAGTTTATTTGGATTGATGGCGTTTTATATCGTCTTTATAAAATTGTGGATTATGCAGAAAATGAACTTTGCGAGGTGCAATTATTACGAGTAATCTATACAACATACTAAAATGATTATAAAATATTTTGATGAATTTGAAGGTCAATGGTTAGACATTACAGGAACGACAGGCACGACGTTACAATTTAACGACGCGAGCGGATGGGTTGGCGTTCCTAACAAAGTTATTAAGGGCAATATATCGCAAGCGGGAACGAGCGACCCAACAATTGTAGAATTTGAAAACACAACAGGCGCGACGCTTTCAACAACTAGAACAACGAACGGTATTTATAGAATTAATTCGAATATATCACTTTGGACTGCATCAACAATGTTTATAACGATAGGCAACAACCAATTAAAAAATGGCGATTATACTTTTATAATGCAGTATGGAACGGCAACACGTTTAGACCTATTTACATATCAAGGCGCGAGTTTAACAGATGAAATTTTAGGTAATACAAGTTTTGAAATAAAAATATATTAATGGCAACAACAACTGAAGTAGGCGTAAAAATAACGGTAGACGGTAGCGAAGCAACGAAATCGGTAGGCTCGATAAAATCGCAATTAAAAGAGGCTACAGCGGAACTTATTGCCATGCGCGAAAAGTTTGGTGATACATCGGACGAAGCGGTACAAGCGGCTAAAAAAGTCGCGAATTTAAAAGATAGTATTGGAGATGCAAAAGCAATGGCAGACGCCTTTAATCCCGATGCTAAATTTAAAGCGTTTGGGAGTGCTTTACAAGGTGTTGCGGGTGGGTTTGCAGCCGTTCAGGGTGCTATGGGTTTATTTGGTAGTGAAAGCGAAGATGTAGAAAAAATGCTTTTAAAAGTAAATTCCGCAATGGCATTAAGCCAGGGGATTAATTCAGTTTTAGAAGCCCGCGATTCCTTTAAAAACTTAGGTGCTGTTTTAAAAAGTTTTAGCGTTGTGCAAAAAATTGTAACTGCAGCGCAAAGGATTTTTAATCTAGTAATGTCGGCTAATCCTATTGGGGTTTTAATCATTGCAATCACGGCTTTAATTGCAGCGGTTGTTGCGCTTACTTCATATTTCATGAGTAACGCAAAAGCGGCTAAAACAAATGAAGCGGCTGTTAAAGCAAACGCGAAAGCATTGGAGGCTCAACAAAAAGCAACGGCAAAAGCGAATGAAGAATTAGCACGTGCGCAATCTTATCAACTTGCAATGGCAAAAGCGAATGGAGCTACAACGGCTTCGATTCGTGCGCTTGAATTAAAGTTAATAGATGAAAAGATAGCAACCGAAAAAGCATCTAGAGAAACGGCTATAAATACGCTTGAGAAAAATAAAAACGCTTTGGCTTCACTTAAGCAATCGGGAGCGAGTGATGAAGTAATAAAAAAGCAAGGCGAAACAGTAAAGGAATCATTAAAGTTTGCAAATGACCAAACGGCAATTTTAAACAAATCTTTAATCGATAGGGTTGAATTAGAACGCAAGCATAATGTTGAAATTGCCACCGAAAAAACCAACGCGAATAAAGAAACAGCTCAAAAAAATAAACAAGCAAATGATGAAAGGATAGCAGAACAAAAGAAAGCAAATGAGGATAGAAAAAAAGCTGATATAGATTTTGCAAAAGAATTGCAAGCGTTAAAGGATAAGAATTTTATTGACGCTATAAAAGACGAAAACGATAAAGCTGAAGCCTTATTGACTTTGCAATTTACTAACGATATAAAGGAATTAAACGCGAGTGCATTTAAAGAAGAACAAAAGAACGCGAAGCGGATTGAATTAGGTAAACAATTTCAAATTCAATTAGACGCAATTAACGCAAAGCGAGATGAAGAAGAACAAAAGAAAGCCGACGCTGCGATATTAAAAGTAGAAGCGGATAACAAAGCAAATAATGAAAAAAGAAAAAAAGAATATGAAGATAAATTAAAAGCAGAAGCAGAACAAACGGCAAAAGAAAAAAAAGAAAGTGAAGAAAGGATAGCAATTGCGCAAGCGGAACGCGACGCTAAAATATCAGCGTTTGAAAGCATAGGAAACTCATTAAATATACTATCCGAATTAGTCGGTAAAAATACAGAGGCTGGAAAAGGTTTTGCAATAGCATCATTAATTGTAGAACAAGCAATGGCAATAGCAAAAATTGTAGCAAATACACAAGTTGCTAATGCTAAATCTATTGCTGCATCGCCTTTGACGGGTGGGCAACCATTTGTTGCAATTAATACAATTAGTGCTGCATTATCAATAGCTTCATCTATTTCGGCGGTTGTAAAAGGTATTAGAGCAATTAAAGGTGCAAACGTAAAAAGTGGTGGTGGCGCTTCAGGTGGTGGCGCTCCATCATTAGGCGGTGGCGGTGGTACTGTTGCGCCACCATTACCCCCACAATTAGAAACGCAAACAATTAACGCGGGGCAAATAAATCAGTTAGCATCAGCGACGGCTCGCGCCTATGTTGTAGAATCCGATGTTAGCGGAAATCAAGAACGAATAAATAGATTAAATAGAGCATCACGTATAAATTAAAAATTATGACATTACCAATTTACGAGTTAAAAATAAGTGAAAACTTACAAGATGAAGCGCAAGTTGATTACATAGCGCTTGTTGATTCGCCAGCAATTAAAAAAGATTTTTTAGCGTTTAACGACCAATTAAGTATTTACGGATTTAGTCCAAAGTATTTTTATTTGTGCCCTATGGTTACTGAATTATTTCAACATTTAGTCGATATGAATGTTGGAATAAATGAGCAAGGAATGTTACGAAGTGCGGGGCAAATAGCCGATAATATTTTAGAAACGGAATATAACGCAATCGAAAAAAACTTTGTTAGTGTTGAAGATTACAATGAAGCCGTTTTATTGTTAGACGATTTTATTGATTTAATGGCTGAAATCGACAAGTTAATAGGAATGCAACACGATGTAAGTTTTATGCAAAACCACATAAACAAGATTAAAGAATATTTGCCTAAAAATACATTTGCGGAAAGTTACAACGACTATCCAAAACAAGCCAAAGAAAATGCAAAGATAGCTTTGAGATATGCAGAGGAAAACGGATGGGGCGATTGCGGAACGCCTGTTGGCAAAATAAGAGCAAACCAAATCGCAAAAGGACTTCCGATTTCAAGGGACACGATAGCAAAAATGTCGGCGTTTGAACGCCATCGTCAAAACTCAGAAAAAGAATTAGGGGATGGTTGCGGACGTTTGATGTGGTTGGCGTGGGGTGGTGATGCTGGGGTTGAATGGGCATCTAGAAAGCTCGCGCAAATCGACAAAGAAAAATTATCTTTTGCAATTATCAGCGAAGAAAAAAGAATTATATCGGGAGCGTTAATGTTAGCGGATGAATTGATTTATCGAAACAATGAAAAGATGGGCGAACACTATGTTAAGTTTTCAGCGGAAACGATAAAAATGATTGCTATAAAATTTGCAAAAAAGAAATATCAAAACAATGTAAACTTAATGCACGATCCAGAGCAAAAAGTAAAAGGGGTTACAATGTTTGAAAGTTGGTTAGTAGATAAGGAGAGAGGTATTATGCCAATGAAAGGGTTTGAAGGCGTTGCCGATGGTAGTTGGTTTGGTAGTTTTTATGTAGAAAATGAAAAGGTATGGCAAAGCATAAAGAAAGGCGATTATAAAGGCTTTAGCGTCGAGGGTTTATTTGACTATGTCGAGCCGATTAGCGCCGAAGAAAACGCCTTAAAAAAGATTGAAGAACTTTTAAACTCAATTGTTGAAGATTAATTCTATAATAAAATATGAAAGCAACAGAAATTTTACAAAAATTAAAAGAACAATTTGCGGAATTGGTAGCACAGCCAACGCAAACACCCGTTGCAATGATGCAAGCAACTTTAAAAGACGGGACGGTTGTAGAAGTTACCGCGCTTGAAGTTGGCGGTATTGTAACAATCGAAGGCGTACCCGCTCCAGTAGGTCAACACGAATTAAGCGACGGAACGGTTATAGTGTTAGGCGAAAACGGCGCGATTATGGAAATTATGCCGATGACTGAAGAAGTAGAAGTAGAGGCAAAGATGCCAAAGGTTGAAGATATGAGCGCAAAATTTTCAACTTTAGAAACTGCAACAAACGAAAAGTTTGCAACATACGAAACAAAGTTCGCATCGTACGAAACAAAGTTTGCTGAATACGAAAGCAAACTAAATAAGGCAACTCAATTAATTGAGGGATTAATGAATCTAACTAAAACGCTTGCAGAAACTCCAACAGGAACTCCAGACGTTGCGGTTAAAAATAATTTTACAGAAACAAAAAAGAAGGATTACTCAATATTATTTTCATAAAAATTTAAATTAAAATAAAATGGCATTATCATTAAGTACCTTATCAGCATACACTAAACAACTTGTTGAACCATTATTAACGAGTGCGGTTATAGGTGCAAAAACTCAACAAATGATTTTGGATGGCGGTATCGTTATTCCAAAAGCAAAATCAGCGGTTCAAATTCCTTTAATGGATACAGACGCTGTATTTCAAGCGGATGGCTGTGGATATTCTCCAAGCGGTACAACAACTTTTACACAAAGAACTGTTACCGTTGGTAAAATTCAGGTAAGCGAAACAATTTGCCCTAAAAACTTTGAGGCGTTTTTTACGCAAGAAGCTTTAAAAGCGGGGTCGAATTATACTGATTTTGGTAACGCTCAATTTTTAGAGGCGTATTTAGCAAAGAAAAACGCACGTATTGCTGCGCAAATCGAAACATCTATTTGGCAAGGCGATATTACAGGAAGTGGCGGTGCAAACTTAAATAAGTTTGACGGATTAATTAGATTGATTGATTTAGGAAGTCCAATTGATGCTAACGTTTCAGGATTTACGGGTGTTAGTGGCTCGCCAATTTCAACAGTAACTGCAACAAACGTTATAGCATCAACCGAAGGAATTTACAAAGCAATTCCTGCTGAAGTTATGGCAAAGGGTGATGTTAAGATTTTCTGCGGATATGATTGGTATCGTTTGTTAATCTTAGCTTACAGAGCATTAAACTTGTTTAGCTACAATCCACAGGACGTAAATGCACAATCATTTATCTTACCGGGAACTAATATCGAGGTTGTACCTGTAAATGGATTAAACGGAACGGGTGATGCTTACGCAATTTCATTATCAAATATGGTTTTGGCTGTTGATCTTGAAAACGAAGAAAGTAACTACCGTGTATTTTATAGCGAAGACAACGACGAGATTAGAACAAAAGTAAGTTTCAAAGTGGGAGTCAATGTAGCATTTACGAATGAAGTGGTGAAATTTAAAGCTGGAATCTAATAACAATATTACTTACAAAAATGGTGGTGAAATAAACACCACCATTTTTTTTAAAACTTAAAATATGCCATGTGAAATTACGGCGGGTTACGCCATAGATTGTAGAGATAGTATCGGCGGAATAGATGCCATCTACTTAATTGAAAATTCAGCGCTATACGATGCGTCTGGAGTTAGTAGAGTTACCTATGCTTCGGGTACAGTTACAGCATTAACAAAAGATACAGGAAAGAAATTCTATAAGTTTGAAGTTCCAAGAGCTACGGCAATGGCTTCAAACAACATTACTGCATCACAAGAAAACGGAACTTTGTTTTTTACTCACATGGTTTCATTTCCAATCAACTCACGTAGTGCAACGGTTAGAAATATAATTACAACTTTAGCCAAAAATCGTGTAACGTTTGTAACTAAAAATATGGATGGCACGTTCAATATGTTCGGGCAAGGATTTGGATTATTCTTAGATACGTCGGAAGGTGGAACGGGTACGGCTTTGGGCGATCGTTCAGGATTCCAACTTTCATTTAGTTCACAAGAGGCCGAAGATTATTTAATAGTACCAGCAAACATAGCGGCTACATTAGAAACTCCAGGCACATAATATTTAACCCATTGAAAAACTAGCCCACCGTTACCGAGCGTTTCGGTGGGTTTTTTTATATCTTAAACGTAAGGTTTAACCTGACAAAAATGATACATTTAACAAAAGGATTAACGCAAACGGTTTTTTTTAATGCTTCGCAAAATTGCGTTTTAACTAATCCCTTTTTTTTATTTGTATTTACAAACAGAATTACGCAAGATGTTGTTAAATTTGTGGCAACTAATACTTCATTAACTTTGCGTTACGATAAATTTTCTTTAGTTACTAATACGCGTTTTAATGGCGCTGAAGAAGGTTTTTGGACTTACCAAGTGTATGAGCAAGCGAGTAGCTCAAACACGAATATAAGCGGTTTAAATAACGTTGAAAACGGTTACATGTATTTACATCCATCAACAACATTTGCACCAACGGAATATAACGATCAATCAAATAATTTTGTAACGTACAATGGATAATCAGTATAAACATATCGTATTACAATTTGACCGCGCTTTGCAACCTGTATTTACTGAAAAGAAAAATAAAGGTTATGTGGAATACGGCGAGCTGAATAATTATCCAGAATATTTGCTTTCACTTTATAACGAATCGCCAAAACACGGGGCAATTGTTAAGGGAAAGTCCACGTATATCTACGGACGAGCGTTTGAAAATAAAGGCGTAGCAAATAGTCGTGGCGAATCGTGGAACGATATTTTAAAGAAATGTGTTAAAGACGATGAGTTATTTAGAGGTTATTATTTACAAGTTATTTGGAATCGCATCGGGCAAATAAGCGAGGTTTATCATATTGATTTTAGTAAAGTTAGAGTAGCAAAAGATTTAAGTTGTTTTTACATAAAAAACGATTGGTTAGATTGGAAGGAAAAGCCACGCGAATACCCGCAATTTACTACACAGAATCCAACAGGAAGCCAAATTTATTACAAGCGTGAATATAACCCAACGAGCGAAATTTATCCGTTACCCTCTTATTTTCAAGGGCTTAATTATATCGAATCGGATATAGAAGTATCGAGGCATATTTTAGGGAATGCAAAGCAAGGTTTTGTAGGAAGCACGCTTATAAATCTTAATAACGGACAGCCAAATGAAGAACACAAAGGCGAAGTTGAAAAAGGGTTACTTAAAAAGTTTACAGGCGATAGCGGGAAGCGTGTTGTAATAATGTTTAATAGTTCCAAAGAGAATAGCGCTGATATCCAAAATTTGGGTAATACAATGCTAACTAAAGAGGATTTTACAAACATTAATAGTTTAATACAACAAGAGATTTTCGCGAGCCATCAAATTACGTCCCCACAACTTTTTGGAATTAAAACAGAGGGGCAATTAGGCGGACGTACTGAAATTAGAGATGCTTACGAAATATTTAATAATACATACGTTCAAGAACGACAAGAAGAATTTAACCAAGTTTTTACTGATTTTAGAAACTTAAAAGGCGAGGTTGGAGAGTTTAATATTGTACCATTAGAGCCGTTAAAATTTGAGTTTACTGAAGCTATTATGGTGGCGAATTTAACGCAAAATGAAATCCGCGAATTAATGGGGCGCGAGCCTTTACAAGTTGGTCAAGTTACATCGGATGGCGAAACGGCGGTTATAGAGCAACCCGTACAACAAGCGGTTGAATTACCTGTTTCAAATGATTCTATAAAGAATTTAAGCGGTCGACAATATCAAAACGTTATGCGAATAGTTAGGCAGTTTGCAAACGGCAAACTAACAAAAGAGCAAGCGGGGTTAATGCTTAAAAATGGCTTTGGTTTTAGCGATTCCGATGTAAATGTTTTTTTAGGATTAGACGATAACCCATTAACCGACGATGAAGTAGAAAAATTTTCAATGAGCGAGGATGAAAAAATGATTGAATATTTTGAAAGTTGCGGGGGTTACGATTATGATGAAGTTGGATTTGATAAAATTAATTTTGCTGAAGATTTAACGCAAACACAAGCGAGCGTTTTAGATTTAATTACAAAGGATAAAAACATAACGTCAGACGTTATTAGTAAAACTTTAAAAATTGACACGGCTTTAGTTGAAGAAATAATTGCTGATTTTGTAAAAAAAAAAATAATATCAGTTAGCGAATCAAAAATAAATGAAACGCCAAAGTATAAAGTTTTAAAACCTGTTAGCGAATTAGGTGGCGAACCAAAAACAACTAAATTATTTATACGATATAAGTACGATTGGATAACAGGATTTGACGATAGCGATTTAGTAACGAGTAGAAGATTTTGTGTAAAGATGCGCGAAATGTCAAACGCTGGTAAATCTTGGAGTCGTTCGGATATTGAAACATTAAGCGAGCGTTTGGGTTATTCAGTTTGGGAGCGTCGCGGTGGTTGGTATGGGGACAGTTATTCGTGTAGGCATAAATGGTCATCAAAATTAATGGTAGCAAAATAATGAGCAAAAACATTTTATTCATAACCGAACAACTTTTTAAAGACCGCACAGGCGCGAGCAATAACATAGACGGAAAACAAATTTTTCCAATGGTTAAAGTCGCGGGAGATATGTACATTCAACCCGCGCTCGGTAGTAAATTATACCAACGTTTACAGGATGGCGTTGTAGCGGATAATTTAACAAATGATGAAAAAACTTTGCTAGATGTTTATGTTACCGATGCTTTGATTTGGTTTACAATGTCTTTGCTTCCAATGATAATGGGGTTTCAATTATTTAGTAAAGGATTTTTACAAAAGACCGCTGAAGAAAGCAACTCCCCTTCGCGAGCTGATATGGAATTAATTGAGCAAAAATATTTATCAATGGCTGAATTTTATAAGACTCGATTAATAAAATACCTACAAGAAAATTATACTTTGTATTATGAGTATTTAAATCACGGTAGCGCACTTGATACTATTTTCCCAGAGGCGAAGGCTTACACATCACCAATCTATTTAGGGCGCGAATACATACCAAATACGCCACGATGGGTAAATGGGTCAAGTTCTTTTGCAGTGCCACAAATTGCGTATTATACAGCCGTAGGCAATGAAACTACATTTAACGTTAATGACCTTTACGGGCGTACTACTTTAGTAGCTACACGATCAGGATTGAGCAAAGTAATTACAAACGCACCTACAACGGATAGCGGATTTATTCAAATAAACGGCAACGTAGTAAGATTACCAACAGGCGATATTGCAATGGCTGGAGAATTATTTACATTTTTATACCGATAAAATATGAGTAAAGGATATAAATTAGAATTTATAGAAAAAGTAAAAAAGAAAAATGACTTACAACCAAATAGTAACAAAAATACAAGCGCTGTTGCAAACCCATCCAATGATCAAAGAGACCAGGTTCGCAAGCCCCGTAGAGTGGTTGGGTTGGAATAGTCAACCGTTGTTACCTGTTGCATCCTATGTAATGGACACGGGAAATTTTAATGTAGGTCGCGAATTAATTTACCAAATACAATTTTGGTTTATTGATAAATCGGGAGTTGAGGGCGAATTTGAAACAGAGGTTGTAGGCAATATGCACAGCGTGGCAAATGATATTGTAATGGCATTGAGACAAGACCAAAAAATAAGTATTGACACTTCAATAAGTTGGACGGCAATAAGTGAAAAGTTTGAGGATTATTTGAGTGGCGTTACGGTAACATTTAATTTAACAACGGTATCTGAATTTAACAATTGTGATTTCCCAATATGAGAAAATTAATTTTATTTTTATTAGTGTTTGCAAGCGCGAAAGTTAGCGCACAAGTTTATCATGAAATGCGACAATATGGCTACCGTGCTAATCGCATGGCTTTTGATTCTACTTTGCAAATCCCAACGGTTTGTGGCGTACCTACAATTAAAAGCGTAGTAAAATATACTAAAAACGGAGCGATTGCTTACGATAGTTGCAATGCGGTTTTATACTTACAATCCTAAAACATTAACTTGGACGGCTTTAACAAGCGGTTCGGCTGATACAACAAGTTTGAGCAACAGAATTAACCTAAAAATTGATTCGTTAAAACGTAGCAACGATAGTGTTTATGCTTATAGAAATGGAACAAGAGTTTTTCAATTTAAAGATAGTGTAGGCGGTGGCGGTGGTAACTTTTGGAAAATATCTGGTATTACAAGTTTAACAGATGATGTGAATATTCAAAGTGATTCTGGAATTGCATTTCAAGGAAAAGATGATGAAATGATAAACTTTTCAGTAAGTTCACAACAAGTAAATCTATTTACAACAACTGGCATAATAACTTTATTTGGTTTAAATTCTACAACTGATACATCAACATACAAACCATTAGGAATTAACAATAGTAATGGTCAAATAGCACCATTAACATCTTGGGTAAGTGGTGGTAGTGGTGTTGCTGTAGATACTATTTTCAGAACTATTGGTAAGGATAGTATTTTTTATAAAAAGAATAATATTACTTATGCAATCAAAGATAGTGTTGGTGGTGGTGGTAATTTTTTGCCATTAACAGGTGGCACATTAACAGGTAATCTTAATGGCACTACTGCAACTTTCTCAAGCAACGGAAGTTCAAACACTTTTAATATCAATCATACTTCGGGAAGTGGTCATGGTTTAGAAATTACAAAAGCTGGTAGTGGAGAAGGATTAGTAGTTAATAAAACTTCAGGTAGTGGGAATGCAGTAACAATAACTGGAACACTTAACGCAACTACAATTGTAAAGAATGGAGGCACTTCATCACAATTTTTAAAAGCTGATGGTAGTGTTGATGCTACAACGTATGTAAGTGATACAACACTATTACAGCACAAATCTATTTCATCTTATTCTATTTTAGCAAACAACACCAGCGCAACGGCAAATGTAACGGCTCAGCAATTTAGAGACACGTCAGGCGTTTATAATGGTACAATTACATGGACAGGCACAACCGCGCCTTCAGGCGCTACAAATCACTCCTATAGGCTTACACAAGTGGGCAAATGTGTTACACTTCATATTGCTTTGGTTTATGCTTCAAATGGTGCTGCATTAACAGCTGTTACACTTACGTTACCAAGTGGCGCACCCACACCCGTACAGCCAACAGGATTAACAGGAGCATCGGCTAATATGTACCCTGTTAATGGTCAATTTGCAAGTTCGGCAAATAATTCTATTTTATCAGCCGCATCGAGGGGGTTTTTAAGATATAACGCAACTGCTAATGGATATGAAATTTTATTAAATTTTGGTAGTATCGCGCCTGGTCAAGTGGGCGTTACCTTACAATATTGGACTAATTAATTATGGAGCACATAAGACAAAAAATAGACGTAACAAATAAAGCAAATGAAATAGCTTATACGGTTGTAATTACAACGGGGTGGACGTTGCCGTTAAATCAACATCCATCTATTGTAGAGCACCCGGATTTGTTTGAAATTTCAAGTGATGAAATACCTGATAACGCTCAATTTTTAAAATACAATTAATGAATCAACACAACCCACCATTAACGGCAATAAGCGGAATTTGTGCAGTTGTATCAATATCCGATATACAACCCGTTTTAACATTTGTTGCGTCTTTAATTGCAATTATTAGTGGCGTTTATTCTATTTATAAAAAATCAAAAAAAAAATTATGAGTACATTTTTAAATCTTAATTCAAGCGACTTTTTAAAGGGGTTAATTATGGCGGTTTTAACAACTGTTATAACCGTTGTTTATCAAACCGTTGAAGCTGGAAGTTTAGTATTTGATTGGAAAGCAATCGGCACGATGGCGCTTACATCGGCTTTGGCTTACATCATGAAGAATTTATTTACTAATTCAACAGGTAAATTATTTGCAAAAGAGCAAAAGTAATATCGCGTTAGATTATCGCAAAAGGTTTCCAGACATGCCTACGCTAAAACTAGCGAGGATTATGTATGCGGAAAACAATTTGCTTTTTAACAATGTAGAAGTTTGTAGAACTAAACTCAGATACATTGAGGGAAAATCGGGAAAACAAAATTTAAAATGGTTAAAAAATAAAGATTGTGTTATGAAAGAATCACGTCCTTTAAACCCGTATAATTTACCTGAATCCTATGAAGAACAACGCGAGCCGTTTATATTGCCTGTATGCTGTAATAATATTTTGCTTATATCTGATTTGCATATCCCTTATCACAATATTGACGCGATAACGATAGCTTTGGATTATGGCAAAAAAGAAAAAGTAAATACAATTTTTATTAATGGAGATTTAATTGATTGCCACGCTGTTTCGAAGTTTGAATCTGATCCAAAAAAACGAAGCATAAAAGAGGAATTTGACGCGACAAAAGAGTTTTTAGTTCAACTACGTAAAGCATTTCCAAAGGCTATAATTTATTGGTTAAAGGGCAATCATTGTATTCGTTGGGAAAAGTTTTTATACTCTAAAGTCCGAGAAATTTGGGACGACGACTACTTTTTTTTAGAGGAAAGATTACAATTAAATTCCGTAGGCGTCAAGATTTTGGACGATAAAGTTTTAGTCAAAGCGGGTAAATTATCAATCACACACGGACACCATATTTTCAAAGGTGCGTTTACACCTGTTAATCCATCACGTGGCGCATTTTTAAGGGCAAAGCAATCTTTAATTGTTGGACACCTACATAGGCCAAGCCACCACCCCGAAACCGATTTAGACGGCAAAATAATAAGTTGTTGGAGTACTGGATGCCTTTGTGAATTACGAGCTGATTATTCGCCTTTGGTGGGTAATACTATGCACGGCTTTGCTCACATACAAATCGCATCCGATGGCGATTATACGGTAAAAAATTATTCAATAATAAAAGGTAAATTATGTTAAAAGAAATTTTAGATAATGAAATTGAAATTGAATACGAAGATAGGAGTAGCGAATATATCGCATCGGCTTATAATGCTTTGGGTGCTATTGATTTGCTCGATATGGGTTTAATGGATGAAGATGAACGGCAAACAATTAAAACAATACAATTTCAAGCAATCAATATTATTAGCGAATCAATAAACAATATTTACCATGAAATTTTTGATATTAGCCCTAGCGACGATAATGATTTGGTCGTGTAATCCGAGCCGAAAACTTGACAAATTAAACGCAAAACATCCCCAACTCCTTGCCAAATTTTGCAAAGATACATTCCCTTGCGTTACATCAAAAGTTGAAACTTTTACAAGTTTTGATACTAATTTTATAAAAATAAATTGCGCTGAATATAATTATGATTCCGCTTTTATAGATACTATTTGGCTAACACATAGCAAAACGCAATTAATCGATAAACCTGTTTATATTGCTACCGTTGGAAAAACAAACACGATTATTAAAACCGTCCGCGATAGTGCTGAAATAGTTTATTGTAATTTGGAATTAATTGCTTTAAATAAAAAATGTGCTCAGTATATTGAAGATAATAGAATCTTATCGAATAAAGTAACTACAAAAAATCGTTGGATAACGTGGCTTATAATAGCACTTTTATGCTCGATATTGTGTAACGTAATACTCATTAAAAAATGACAGCATCCCAAAATTGCATTAATTTAATAAAGTTATTTGAAGGCTATAAAGCGAAGGCGTATTTATGTCCGGCCGGAATAGTTACAATCGGCTTCGGCTCAACCATGTACACCGATGGTAAAAAAATTAAAATAAGCGATACGATCAACGAGCAACAGGGTAATGAGTTATTAATGTGGGAATTAAAAAATAAATCAATTGCTTTGCACGGTTTAAATTTAAACCAAAATCAATTTGATTCCTGTTTGTCATTTATTTATAATTTAGGCATCGGAGCGTTTAATAAATCTACGCTCAAAAAAAAGATTGTTGCAAACCCAAATGACGCTACGATAAAAGCGGAGTTTATGAAATGGAATAAAGCGCGAGTTAATGGGCAGTTAATTGAGTTAAAAGGATTAACGCGAAGGCGAATCGCTGAAGCGGAATTATATTTTAAAAAATAGTTTTGTTTGTTTTGTGAATAAACGGCTAAGCGTTTCTACGTTACGGCTTTGTTCAAAGGTTTTAACCCTGATATTTCTATATCGGGGTTTTTTTTATAAAATTTTTTTTCGCCTGTAATTCAATACTGCATTGAGTTTTATCAAAACAACATAAAAAAAATAAAAAAATATTTTATTTTTATTTGGTAGAATAAAATAAAGTTGTATCTTTGATTTATCAAACAAACAAAAACAATTAAAAACTAAACAAAATGACAACAAAATTTGCGATTTACGAAAACCTTAGAAAATTTGAAGTTGAATTTGCATTTGCTGGAGATATGAACTTAGCAACCATTAAAGAAAATGGAGTTAATATTTGGAGCATTTATGCGCATAGTGAAAAAAGTTTAAAAATGCAAGTAACCAAATGGTGTAAAGCTAATTGGTAAAAAATACAGGGGTGCGACTGTAACGCACTTTAAAAAATAAATAAAAATATTTTATTTTTATTTGGTTAATTAAAATAAAGATATTATCTTTGATTTATCAAACAAACAAAAACAACTAAAAACTAAACAAAATGACTCAAGAATTTAACAACTACGCAACTACACAAATCGAAACTATGTTTATCAATATGGTAAAAATAGAAATGCTTTTAAGCGGTAAAACTTTTAACGAATCTAAAATAGTAGTAAAAGAATTTTTAAAAGAAAAAGGATTATTATAAAACTTTTAGGGGTGCGACTGCAACGCACAATTTTAAAACAAATAAATCAACAAACTTTTAAAACATGAAACAATCTACAAAAGACGCAATCACAGTTACAATTATTATTATTCTCGCTTTACTCGGCGATTCAATTTTTAACCAAATATAAAACCATGACACAAAAACGAGGGCGCAAGCCAATCCCAGAACTAGAAAAAAAGAAAGCATTAATTATTTACCTATCCGAGAATCAAATTAACGCGCTCGGTGGCAAATTAACCGCTTCAAAAATGTTACAAAATTATTCATTAAACAAACTAAAACAAAATGAAAAAAAGATTATTTGAAATCATTGATTTCGTTTTAAAAGATAACAATATTATCGTGCAAATTGTAGATAATAATTACATCGATAATTCAATTGTAGTTCCTGTAGATCAATTTAATCAGTATTTAAAGCGACACGATAAGTTATATTTTGAGGCGAATGATATGAGTACAGGGCAATTATTAACACGCGCCTATACTTTAACTTTCCAAAACTATTGGGATGAAATGGAGCGCGAGTATAGGGAAGAAGATTTGTATGATTTTATAATTGTTACTTTCTTTGACTTCACAAAAGCTATTGATAACATTATTTTAAGACAAAAATTAACTCAATACTTATGGTAGTTTTATTTGTATCAACCGCACTTTTAACAATTACATTTTATGGAAAAATCTTTTTTACCCAACAAACGCGAAAAGAAAGTAAAGAAATCAAAAGAAAAATGGAGTACTATAATAGAGTTAATATTAAAGGAACGCCAGCTATCGAAGATTTTAAAACAACATCCGCAAATTAATTACATCAAATATTAAAACTAAACAAAAATGAAATCAAACGAAATCAACGAACTAGCCAAAGGCCTAATTTTGTTCCACGTGAAATGCGAAGGGATTAAAAAGGATGCAAAAAACCCTTTCTTTAAATCAACCTACGCTTCATTACCTAAAATTATCGAAGCTATTACCGAGCCATTGGCTGAATCTGGCCTTGCGCTTACAATGTTTCCAATAGACGAAAATTCGCTTTATTGCTTATTAATGCATACATCTGGCCAATGGATTGAAGCAACCTACACAATGAAGCCCGTAAAGGACACGCCACAGGATAAGGGCAGTTGTATTACTTATGCTCGACGTTATTGCATTAGTAGTATTTTAAACCTACAAATCGACGATATTTTAGCAGACGACGACGGCAACAAAGCAAGTGGCAAAGTAGAAGCGCCTGTAAAAGACGACGGCAAACCTTGGTTAAATAAATCAATGCCAGAATATCAACAAGCGGTTAATTATTTAAAAGGTGGCGGTTTAGTTATGAAGATTGAAGAAAAGTATAAATTAAGTAAAGAAATGAAAACCTATTTTTTAACAATTAATAAAGAAGCCAATGTTACCAGAAATTAACGAACAAATCAGCAAAGCAAATATTCAATATTTAGCAACCAAAGTAGTTGATAATGTATGTTTAACAGGCGATATTATTAAACTCGCGGAAAACCTTGCAAAAATGGATTTGCTAATAAAAGAAATAAAAGATAATAGCAATTACAAAGATTACATTTTAAACGAGGTTTCAAAGTACGGGAAATCGCACGTAACTGCATCTGGTACTAAACTCGAAGTTGCTGAAGTTGGCACTAAATACGATTACACATTATCCAATGATCCAGAGTTAAAAGAACTCGAAGAACAAAAGACGATTATTGATTTTAAGATTAAAGAGCGCCAAACGTTTTTAAAGGCTTTAAAACACCCTATGGAAGTGTTATTTTCGGATGAACTAGTTACTTTATACCCACCCGCTAAAACATCAACAACAAGCATTAAAACCACAATTTCAAAATAAACTAAAACTTAAAAACATGTATAGAGTAATTTGGAAATTATCAGATGGAAGAAAAAAGTATTCTTCACTAAATGGAAAACCAGAATTATGGAACGAACAACAAGTATTGCATTTAAAATATCTAAAAAATGCTGCTTATTCAGAAGATTTAAAAGTATTTATAACAAATAAAACATTAATAACTGGAATGAAAACAATTGATATTGTTAATTATGAACTTCAGAAATCAACAGAACCAATATTGACTAACGTAATATTATAAAAAATATAAGCAAATAATGTTTATTATTAAAGACGTCGTTAGCTACAACCGAAAAACCATCTACGCAAAGAGTGGGGAAAAAGTAAAGATTATTGCAAATTTTGTAAACGTTGCAATAGTTGAAAACTCAAAGAGTGTACGATTCCCCACTCTATTTACAAACCTTTCAAAAACAAAAAAATGACACATAAAGAAAAAGTAGAAAAAACAGTTGAAGAATTATTACAATCATTTTATTGTGTATTGCCTTATGATATAGAAAATTTAGATGCTATGGTTAAGGAATGTGCAGAAAATGTAGTAAATGAAATTATGGATGAATTAAATGAAAATAATGATTCGACTTATTCGATGAAAAGAATTTTATTTTGGGTTGATGTAAAAAAACAAATTTGGAAATTTTAAAAACAAAAAAATGACTAAACAACAACAAATGATAATAAATTATCACGAAAAAAATCCGCATTTATACAAGGCGTTTAAACAATTTTCATCTAATGCTCATGGGCTTGGTTACAAATATTTTTCCGCTGAAATGATTATTAACCGTATGCGATGGCAAACAATGATTGAAGCAAAGGACGATTCGTTTAAAATTAGAAATTCAATAAAACCTTTTTACGCTAGAATGCTGATGGCAAAACATAAAAAGTACAACAATTTTTTTAAACTACGTCCAAGCATTTGGGACGGCTTTAATTTTGATTTATTATGATATTATGCAACCCCTGTGTTGAACACCCTTTAGAATCGCCTGTGCTTGATTTAAACCACTTTGAAATAATACGTAAGGTTTGCAATTACATGAACGTAAACGAATCAAAGGTTTTGAGTAAATCACGCGAGTATAAAATGGTAATGACCAGATTTATAATAGTTGATTGCTTGTTAAATCAACAATCGTTTAAGTATAGTTTAAAAGAAATCGGGCAAATGCTGGGCGGGCGCGATCATACTACGGTTATACATAGCCGGGACGCTTTGCGCGACTGGGTTATGACAGATGAAACAATGCGAACTATTTTAAAAAATGCTCATTTATTTGTTTTTAATTCATTACGTTATTTTAAATTTTAATTATGGAAAAAAAATATGCAATACTTATAAAAAAGTAGTATCTTTAATTACAATTTCGTTACGAAGTAGAAGCCGAAACGAGATTTTTTTTTACTTTGTAAAGGGTTTGTGTTGCTTCTACCAACGCGAACCCTTTTTTATTTTTATGAAAAAAAATACTTATTATTTTTCACACGATTACAACGCGAGAAACGATACTAAAGTTTTGTTTTTGCGTATGCAATTAGGAATGGAAGGCTACGGTATTTATTGGTACTTAATCGAATCGCTTGCCGAATCTGGAGGCACTTTGCCTTTACAATTAATTCCTGTTTTAGCCATGCAAATGCACACTACTGAGGCAAAAGTAAACGCGGTTGTTTATTCTTTTAATCTGTTTGAAATAACAGACGATCAATTTTTTAGCATTCGTTTGAATGAGCATTTAGAAAAAGTAAATCAAATAAAAATTAGCGCATCTGAACGCGGAAAGTTAAGCGCAAGCAAAAGAAAATCAACTAAAATTCAACAGACTGTTGAACAGGGTGTTGAACAGCCTGTTGAACAACCTGCTCAACAAAGTAAAGGAAAGGAAAGTAAAGAAAATAAAATTATTAATACTAATAATTTTAGTGATGAATTTTTAAATGATTGGAATGATTGGTTAGATTTTAAAAAAACAAATTTTAAATTTGAATACAAAACAACTAAATCTGAACAAATCGCGTTTAACCAACTTTACAAATTATCAAACGAAAATCAGAATACCGCGCGCGAAATTATACATCAATCAATCGCAAACGGCTACAAAGGATTATTTGAACTAAAACAAAATCAAAATGCAAAACCAACTAACCAACAACTACAAAACGAATACGCAAACCGCTGGCCTAACGGAATCCCAGAACTCGACGAAAACTACAACCTTATCCAACGTTGATTTATTGCCAATATTTCACAGGATTTTTCTTTTAATCGGGTTGCGCAAAGTACAATATCCAACACCCGAAGAAGATGTTTTCAACTCAAATTTTATTAAAAAAAATTATGGGCATAAAACCACAAACGAAATAATCGAAGCGTTTGAGTTGGCAGTTACGGGAAAACTTGACGTGGATGTCAAACACTACGATCAATTTACGCTACCTTACTTTTGCAAAATAATGGACGCTTACCGAATTTTTAACAATGAGCGCATACTTGCAACGCCACCACCGAAATTAAAAGAAATCGCTTACCAGATGAGCGACGAAGAACGGTTAAATGAAATCGAAGAATGGCGCAAAAAAGATTACGATTTTAAAATTTTACCTTTGTACTTGTACGATTGGCTTTTAAAATACTCCCTACACGCTATTACAGACGATTTAAAAGCGGATTATTATAGTAGGGCGGTAAGAGTACACGAAAACGAATTAAGGCGAAATTTTGAGCTATTTGGCGAAAAGCAACCTTATGCAGATTTTCTAAAATTAAAGGCAAATAATTTTGAAAAAATCAGCGACAAA